ATGCGCACTCAAAAATTCAGAAACAGTGCCAAACTCAAAATAATTACCTTTTTCAAATTTGTGACTATTTCCCAAATCAGTAAACGGCAAAACCAACTGATCAGTGCTGGTTAGACTAGTCAAGCACCACTCAAGATAGGTACCATATGTCCCTCCGTGGTATGCAATAGGAACTGTACTACTTAGTTCATGCATCTTCTTGTGGTAACACGGGATAAGTTGTGATAGTAACTGGGCCACTCATGGCCGCCATTGAGTGCTTGCCAGAATTCTGACGAGTCCATGAAGGGTTGAGTCCGTTCATCTCTAGAATGTCATCGCGAATGTTTTGACTTTTCTTTTCAATGTTCAGGATACGAGTAAAGCTATTGGTAATAGCGGCAGTATAATACGCAAAAGGATTCTGCGATTTGGACTCGTCAAATTGCAAGCCAATTTGGCTGAGTTGTAACAGGGCTTGTCCACGCATTTCTTCATTGTAGGTGTATCCTCTCCAGTTTGATCTTGTGGCATAACGCTCACACAGTTTCATGAACATCATGGCCAGCTTGCGAGTCATGTCACCGTGGTCTTTTGAAAACTCTCCTGTTTCAAGATCGCCCTTCCAGTGGCTCTTGCCCACCAGAAACGGCACCTTGGCGTCGTCTATGCGATAGTGAAAGAACGGAGGAAAGTTCACTCGAATGTGTGTGGGATCCAGCATCGGTGCATCAATCAGGTCAGCTAGCGGATCTTCGACCACTTCATCCAGTTCTAACAAATCTTCCAGTTTGCTACGCTTTTTTGCTTCGGCCTTGGTAATTTTTTTTGGTGCCATGGGTACGTGTTCCCAGGTCATGATTCGAAACACAATGTCTGTGTTGGGTATTTTTTTCGGATCAAGTATCTCGCCGGTTTCGCGTTTGATACGATCAGCACGATTTCTACGGGCTTCGGCTATAGTTTTTTGATTGATCTTGCTCACACTTGGTAGAATAATGTCGCACTGGTGATCTAGGTCAGGGTCTCTATAGGCACAGTAATTTTTCTTGCTGGAATGAATCTCTTTGAGAATGTCTCTGTTGTTGAGATAATTGGTTTTTGGTGTGGTCCTTGCGATGATTGCCATTAAGACAGGTCCTTAAATTATTACTTAGTATAACACATTTTGCCGCTTTGTCAACCTTTATAAACTAAGTGGTTTATTTTTTGGGTAAATAAGATACAGGAATCACTATGTCTACATTCTCATCCACAGTCACCGCCTCAGATGCAAACATCGCTCAGAATCTGGCCGAAGCTGATGCTCGGGCCCAAGTGGCCGCGTCACTAGGTGACAATTTTGTAATAAACACTAGTTTCACCAACACAGTGGTTGATGCCAACGATAGATATACCTCCACATTTACTATTGATGCTGACGCAACTGTTGCGCCGCCAGCAGTTGAAACTCCGCCATTTGATGAATTTGCAGGAGTAGATGACGCAGTAGCAGCACAAGCAGCAACACCAGTGGACACATTTCTGGATCCACAACAGCAGGCCGAAGCTCGCGACGCTGCTCTTGCCGAAGCGTCTGCTGAAGCCAATGCAGCCAGTGCTGCTGACCCAGTTGATGCAGCAAACGATCAAAGCCTTCAGGACCAAGAAGATGCAAGACAATTTGCAGCAGCACAACCCACAACCTCTGCTGCTCCTGTAAACACATTTCTAGATCCACAACAACGTGCTGAAGCTGCTCAAATAGCTGCGGCATCCTTGCCCGGAGCAAACACAGTTCAAGATCCGCAACAACGTGCAGCCGCACAGGCACAGGCAGGCACCTTGTTGGCACAGCGTCAGGCCACGCTGGAAGCACAACGCAAGATGACCAACAACGGGGACTGGCGTGTTAGACTCAGCCTGGCTCCCAGTGCCACTTATTTGTACAATGCATCTCCTCCTGGGATACTGGCCCCATTGAAGAACACAGCCGGGGTGATATTTCCCTACACACCCAAGATTGATATCAACTACAAAGCTGATTATGACGCATACACACTTACTCACTCAAACTACAAGGGGTATTTCTACAAGTCAAGCTATACTGATGCGGTGAATATGTCAGCCACGTTTACAGCACAAGATTCCGCTGAAGCTGATTACTTGCTAGCAGTGATACATTTTTTTAGATCAGTAACAAAAATGTTTTATGGTCAGGACGCAGAACGAGGTGCACCACCTCCCTTGGTATTCTTGACAGGTCTGGGACAGTATCAGTTTTCAGCACACCCTTGTGTGGTCAGCAGTTTCTCATACAGCCTGCCGGCAGACGTTGATTACATACGTGCCAAAAGTGTCAATATCAACGGAACCAATCTGTTGTCACGCAGAGTCCGCCAAGACCTGCCCACAAACCCTATCTCCAGTGCAGTCAACCGACTGGCAAATCTTTTCTCCAGCCAAGGCATACTCAAAGGGGCTGTATCTAGTCCACCAGCACCTTCTACTCTGGGAAAAAATGAACCAACCTATGTGCCCACAAAAATTGAAATCAGTCTGACATTGTTGCCCATGCAAACTAGATCCCAGGTCAGCCAACAGTTTAGTGTCAAGGGTTTTGCCAACGGTGATCTACTCAAAGGAGGGTTCTGGTAATGGCCACTTATGATTCAACCAGCGCATACTATGCCACTGGGTATAGTCAGTTCTTTCTGGACACCATGACCAATCGTCCTATTCCCAAAGAAACTGATGATCGTATCATGCTGATCAACACCACGTATCAGTATAGACCTGATCTCCTGGCATTTGACTTGTACGACACAGCAGAGTTGTGGTGGGTGTTTTATCAACGCAATCCCAACACACTGACTGCACCTCCCTTGGACTTCAAGGCTGGTGTACAAATTTATCTGCCAAAAATTACCACATTACGCAACGTGTTAGGATTCTAATCAATGTCATCATTTGCTCAAAGCGAAATTCGCCGTCTTGAATTGGATATTGCAAACTCTCAAGACATCATACGTGAGTTTGAAGAAATATTACAAGATCCAAATCTCACGCCATTACAACGAGCCACAGTTCAGAGTAATTTGACTCGACAACGTCAAACGCTTGCGGCCTTGCAAGCAGAACTGGCAAGGGCTCAACAAAATCAGTTGGCAGCCGTTGCCAGTTCAGCCGATACTACTGGAGCCGCACAAACTGCACGGGACGACGGCGCAAGTCCGAGCAATCCTATACCTCCCCAGACAGTTGAAACACCTGATGGCAGAATAGTTGAAAAAACCACAGCAGGCCCGACCAATGCTGACCCACCGCCAACCACAGAAACAGGAGATGTTGATTCTGGAACCAATGCAGCTACAGTAACATTAAACAATAGTCAGTCCGTATCTGATCCTCTGGCAACTGGTCTGTTGCAGACCCCACCGTTTAACAGTGGAGTTATCCCACCCGGAGGAGTTGCCTCATCCAGTGGATTTACCCCACCGTTCCTGGATCCTCAGCAGCGAGCATTTAACCAATTGCAAAGTTCAGGAGCAGTGCCCGGAGCCACTCCTGTGAACAATGGCAAACAAGGCGGAGTAGGAGCTCGCAGTGATGATGCTGCTGGTGTCAACGGCACTGCGGCGGTTCGTAATAGACTGGACGAATTGTATGGCGGTGCCTCCAATGCCATTGTGGCACAGGACAATGTACTAGATCAGTATGCCAGCTATACCTATAGTCTGAGTTGGTATTTGATGGATCCTGAAACATACAAAATCTTGACAAAACAAGACAAAAAAAATCTCAACGGCTACTACTTGTTGGTGCAAAGTGGCGGCGCACCAGTTGCTGGCCGCAGCCCGTTTTTTCCCCTGGATTTTTACATTGATAATTTTGAACTCAGTACCATTTACAGTAGCACCCCTGATGCTGGCGGTTCAGCACAGCTTACAGAACTGAGTTTTACTGTAACCGAACCCAACGGAATTACACTGTTGAGCAATTTATTAAATGCTGTTAGAGAGTTGTACGAATCTAAAAATATAGCCAAACCCGGCACTCCTATTAACTATGCAGCAGCACAGTACTGCATGGTAATAAGATTTTATGGTTACGATATCAATGGTAACCTTGTGCAACCTATCGCACAAAAAACTGGCGGCACAGATAATCGTGCAGCAATTGAAAAGTTTGTGCCTTTTACAATCTCTGGAATTGAATTTAAAGTAGCCAACAAACTGGTTGAATACATGGTCAAAGGAATTGCAGTGCCCGACATCACTGGTTTCAGCACCAATCGTGGCAGCATACCGCAGAATTTTCAGTTCCAGGGCAGCACAGTCAAGGATATATTGGTTGGTACTGTGATACAACAAACAGCAAGCCAAGCGGCCGGAGATGAAACCAGAAACGGTGCACCTATAGAATCGTCGCCGCCAGGCAGTAACACTGTGCAAGATCCTACACAACGAGCACAAGCACTTTTAGAGTCCGGACAATAATATGGCCACCGCAATTCCTCGAATAATATCAGCAACTGACAAGGTACCGCAAACCAAACCGGGCGAAAGTTCAGTTGGCGGTGTTGGTGCACCTCCTAACGCAGCCGCAGCACCCAAACCTGGCGCCACAACACTTGGCAGCGGACTATGTGCAGCACTAAACACATTCTACGCAGAGCAAGCCAAAAGCAGTGGCTTTATACCAGACGTTTATGAAATTAGATTCGCCGATCCCATATTAGAAAACGCCAGCATTGTTCCTCCGGGTCCATTGGACAAAAGTATGGCAGGTGGGTCAGTCACAGCAACAGCAGCTGATCAACTGCTGAGTGAAAAACAAAATATGAGTCCAACTGTGCGACAGAAGTCAGCCACAGCAGGCCAGCAAATTGTGCAATTCATTGATACTGTAATACGCAGCAGCAGTTATATTACTGCACAACAAAAAGTTATCTGGAATCCAGAAACCAACACCTGGGACCCCAACGGGCCGTCACCGCAGAGGTTTGCTTGGTTCAGTGTCAGTTGTGATGCACAACCCTTGAAGTATGATCCAAAACAAAACGATTTTGCGTACAAAATGATTTATACCGTGGCACCGTATCAAACGCCAGTGGCCAGCGAATATTTTGACAGTGGTGCGTCTCGTGGTGTGCATAAGGTGTTTAATTACTGGTTCACTGGACAAAACACACAGATCTTGCAGTATGAACAGGAGTTCAACAAACTCTGGAGTCAAGCCATTACCAGTTACTCCACAGCCGAAGATACAAAACAATCAGTCAACAGTCGAGAACTTTGGAAAAAACGAACAATGCCAGCCAGCGGCCAAGCACGCCAAGGTGGCGATGGCAAAACATTTGAACCTGGTGCCAATGCTGCTGACTACTTGTACTCGGTTGACCAGGCCAACATTAGATTAGTGATCATGGGTGACCCTGCCTGGATTCCATCTCCCAAAGCCATGCAACCCGGCAAGTTTGTCTCAGCACCATTCGAAGCTGACGGCACTATAAATGCCAAAGCATCTGGTGCATACTTTGAATTTGCCTGGAACCAACCTAGAGACTATGATCTCAACACAGGACTCATGGATCCAGGAAAAAACAACTACTTTGCAGACCGTTCGCAGGGCAAGGCTGGCCTAGCACAAGAAGCAGTAACATACCAGGCCACACATTGCAAAAGCACATTCAGAGGCGGAAAGTTTAGCCAGGAACTCAAAGGTATCTGGGTGACAGACACTGCTCCTACCAAGACAACAGATACCGGAAGAAATACCACACCGCCAACAACCCCGGCAAAAACTTCAGGTGTTGGTAACCGTATAATAGCAGCCACCGGCGGCGTATTACCTACCAATCAAATAATACAATCAACCTCAAAAGTACTGCAAGCAGGTGCAGCATCGGTGGTGCCCGCAAATGCAGAATACACAGCACCTGCGCCCACAACCGATGTTATCACATCTATATCCGGAGCACAACCGTTGCCGGCAAAACCTCCTAGTATTGATGGTGCAGATATTCCAACTACACAATTTCAACCGCCACCTACTCTACGAGGAAATCCCACTGCTGGGTTTGATGGATTAGATTTATCACCGGTTCCTACCCCAACACCTTCTCAAGGTGTAGTAAACGACGATCAAGGAACCTAAAGGACACATATGGCACAAAATAATGCTCAACCATCGGGCCGCGCACCCAATTATAAATTTGATCGTGGTGGCACACCTGCAGAAATGGGACCATTTGTTGGTCGTATTGTAAACACCGTGGATCTCACAAGAACTGGCCGCCTGCAGGTTTTTATTGAACAATTTGCCAGCGGCCAACCCGCCACTAATCCTGAAACCTGGCGTTGGGTAAGATACTTGTCACCGTTCTATGGAGCCACAGAAAAAACCAGCACCAGTGCAGGTGTAGGCACATACCCAGGAAATCAACAAAGTTACGGCATGTGGTTTACGCCGCCGGATATTGGTACATCTGTCATGTGTTTCTTTGTGGAAGGTGATCCTGACAAAGGTTACTATATTGGGTCAATAATTGAAGACAGTTTGAATCATATGTTGCCTGCCATCGGCGCTGCAAAGGAAGGCCAGTATGTGACACAGAACAAATCACAAGCAGAATATTTTGCCAATGCACCTCAGTTGCCTGTTACTGAAATCAACTCGGCCAACAAAGAGATCAATAAAAATCCACGATTCTTTGAACAGCCCAAACCTGTGCATAGTTTTCAAGCAGCTATATTTTTCCAACAAGGACTGGACAAAGATCCTGAACGTGGCCCTATCATTTCAAATGCACAGCGAGAAAGTCCCAGCACAGTGTATGGCATCAGTACACCAGGTCAACCTATCTATCAAGGTGGCGCAGATCCCAATACCATACGCCAGAAATTGAATGCAGGTGAACTGAAGCCGCAGGATGTCAAAGTGATAGGCCGCAAAGGCGGTCACACCTTGGTCATGGATGATGGCGATCTAGACGGCAACAATGCCTTGCTTAGATTACGAACTGCCAAGGGTCATCAGATCATGATGAATGATTCAGAAAACTTTTTTCAGTTTATTCATTCCAATGGGCAAACCTGGATTGAACTGGGATCTGAAGGTACAGTAGATGTGTTTTCAACCAACAGTGTAAACGTAAGAACCAAAGGAACTATCAATTTACATGCTGACAAAGACATCAATATGTTTGCTGGTGGCAACATCAACATGAAATCAAATGCGGCCACCAACATTGGTGCTGTGACCACCATGAACGTGGCCAGCCAAGGTGCCATGACCATTTACAGCCAAGCACCAATCGGAATTCGAAGTGACGGTAGTCTAGCATTAAAAAGTCAAAGTGGCTCCTGGGACGGCGGCTCTGCATTGAAATTCAAGGCCAGCAGGATTGACCTCAACGGCGGCAGTGCAGCAGACGTTAAGATTCCCAAGCTGTATCCTAAAACAACCCTAGACGACACTACATTTGACAACTCTACTGGTTGGCAAGTAAAACCCAATGCACTAGAAAGTATTGTCACAAGAGCACCAACTCACGAACCGTATCCGTATCACAACAAAGGTGTAGAGGCCAGTGTGAGTTTGACTGAAGGAACGCCCACTCCTCCACCAGATGCTGAGCCAGTTCCTTCCAGCTGGGGCATAAGTAGAAAATCATGAGTAAATTTTCATTTACTGGACCAAACGGCGAAGTGTATGAGGTGGAAGGACCATCAGGTGCCACTGTGGAACAAGCCAGGGCAATATTTGATCAACAGATCAGCACTGGTGGGTTGACAGGAATACCGGTAGGTGGCTTGGTCAATGCAGTTACCCAGGCCACAGGTGGCCTGTCAGCAGCCATAGCTCAAATAGGGCCAGCATCATTTGCACAGGCCCAACAACTGGGAAGTGCAATCAATCTTCCTGATCTAAGAGGAATGCCTATTCCCAATCCAATCGGAGTCAGTGACTTTGTTGGCACAACAGTGAGCCAACAAAACATAGGCTCAATCAATCCTGCACAAATACAAGGACTAATAGCACAAACCGGTACATCAGTGGGCCAGGCTGCGTCTGCAATTACCAATACCAAAGGTCTTGGCAAGTTTGGCCTTAATGCTGATCAGTTGCAGTTGTCAGGCTTGATCAAACCCGGACTGGCTGAACAGATCAATCTGGATCCCAGCAAATTTACCAGTATCTTGTCAAGTCCCACCAGCTGGACAGGCAAGTCGGGTGCCACAGATTTAACCTCGGTGCTGGGCAACGAACGACTGCAGACCACAGTTCAGCAAGGCCTAATGAATGTGAACTTTGATCAACTCAAACAAGTAGGAGCCATCAGCGGCACAGAGGCAGCATCGCAACTGGGCCCGTTGTTGAACAATGCCACAAAGTTTGGCCTGGGTAATGCAACAGAATGGCTCAAAACGGCACCGTCACTGGGGTCATTGGGATCACTGGTTAGTGGCAGCGGAATTAGCGGATTACTCGCTGGCGCAGCAGGCGGTGCACCAGCTGCACTAATTAGTCAAATGAACAACTTTGCCAGATCAGCAGAATTTGCACAGGCATTTGCTGGTTTAAATGCTGATATATCTGGCGGCGGCAATCCACTGGAAGCAGGTGTACAAGCAGCCAAGGGATTTACCAACACTGTGAATCGATCTAATTTGAACGAAGCAGTGAAAAAAGTCATTGGCAACAACAAAATATCTGTACCAGATTTTGCACCTCCGGGCACCAGCTAAATATCTGTATGGCCACATTCATTGGATTTAACACACAGAATCAATACAAAAAATTCACGCTGGTAGACGGCGAATTAATCAAGCGCGACCTACTAAACGCATTCAATGTCTGGCAAGGACAATTGCCCGGCCGCCCGTCATACGGAACCACACTCTGGAGTTTTTTGTTTGAAAGCCAGGATCAAACTACCATGGCCAATATTCTGCGTGAAGTGCAAAGAGTAGCCGGCGGTGATCCTAGAATTTATCTAAATGATGTACAAGTGTACCCACAGGAAAACGGTGTGTTGATTGAACTGGAGATACAACTGGTGGCTGGTGCAGATGCACAATTGCTGAGTGTATTTTTTGATCAACAACAGCGCAGAGCTTCGTTCGTATAAAAGTAGCCGTTTACTTTATCGGTAAATAACATATTAACGGAATATCATGGCACGCACCACTAGACAAACAGTTGTATTTGGCGTTGAAGACTGGAAACGCATCTATCAGACCTTTAGAGAAGCTGACTTTCAAAGCTACGACTTTGAAACTCTGCGAAAAAGTTTTGTAGATTATCTTCGACAATACTATCCTGAAACATTCAATGACTACATTGAAAGTTCAGAATTTATTGCATTACTAGACGTTGTGGCATTCATGGGTCAGGCAATGGCCTTCCGTAACGATCTAAACACCCGTGAAAATTACATAGACACAGCAGAGCGCAGAGACTCAGTGGTACGTCTGGCCAACCTGGTGAGCTACACTGCCAAAAGAAATACAGCAGCTCAAGGTTATCTCAAAGTATTTTCTGTACAAACCACCGAAAATGTCACAGACTTCAACGGAATTGATCTGGCCAATGTCACTATCAACTGGAACGATCCTACCAATTTCAACTGGGAGGAACAATTCACAGCCATTTTAAACGCTGCTCTAGTGGACACTCAACGTGTGGGCCGCCCAGGTAATCGTCAAGACATTGTGGGTGTAAACACATCTGAATATGCTATCAACCTGGTTCCAGGATTCTTGCCGGTGTTGCCATACAATGCCACAGTAGACGGTGTCAACATGCCGTTTGAAGCAGTGAATTCCACCTCCGTGGGTCAAGACTATCTTTACGAACCTGCCCCTGTGGCCAACGGCATTTTTAATATCCTGTTCCGCAGCGACTCTCTAGGATTTGCAGCAGCCAACACTGGTTATTTCTTTTATTTCAAACAAGGTGTGTTGCAAAATCAAGATTTTAATCTGGCAGAACGAATCAGCAATCGCACAGTCAACATCAACATTGAAGGCGTCAACAATGAAGACCGCTGGGTGTTCCAGTTGGACAATGTGGGTACTGTTGTGGGTCAATGGCAGTATGTAGAATCAGTTTTTGCTGCGGCGGCAGAACAACTGACACCTGATCAACGCAAATTGTTTTCCACAACATCAAGAACCAACGATCAGATCACTCTGACATTTGGCGATGGCGTATTTTCTGCAATCCCAGTGGGCTTGTTCCGTGCCTATGTTCGTGCCAGCAACGGCCTGCAATACATTATCAATCCTGAAGAAATGCAAAGCGTGGTACTTCCAATCAGCTACATCAGCAGAACTGGTCAGTTGCAAACAATCACATTCACTTGTGGCATCACCACTCCTGTCAGCAATGCGCAGGTCAGAGAAACTCTGGACGAAATCAAACAACGTGCCCCTGCCAGATACTACACACAGAACCGCATGGTCAACGGCGAAGACTACAACAACTTTCCGTTTACCTTGTACAACTCAATTATCAAAAGCAAGGCTCTGAATCGTGCCAGCATTGGTACCAGTCGATATCTTGATCTAGTAGACAACACAGGCAAATACAGCTCGACCAATATTTTTGGATCCGACGGTGCTCTGTGGGAAGAAAACCAACTGCCCACGTTTGTGTTCTCGTGGTTGAATCGCAACGACATTGCCAGTGTGATTACCAACCAGATACAACCACTGTTGATCACCAATGGTTTTACACAATTCTATTATGCAAATTTTCCAAGACCAGACTTGGCGGTACTTGATATTACCTGGAATCAAAGTACCACAATGGCCAATGAGACCACTGGCTATTTTGTAAATGCCACTGGCGGCCCTGTTCCAATTGGTACTTTTTCTAGCAACAACACAAAATATATTCAAGTGGGTAGCCTGGTAAAGTTTGTTGCACCTGCTGGCTACTACTTTGATGCCAACAATAGACTACGACTAGGAACTCCTGTTCGTGCAGATGAAACGCTCACCATCTGGGCCAGTCCAAGCATTATTGTTTTGAACGGTACCAATCAAGGTCAGGGCAACTTTGACAACGGAACTGGACCAGTTACACTTAATAATTTTGTGCCCACAGGAGCAATACCTGTGTCCGTGATTCCGCTGCTGGTCACAGATATTCCAGCTAGTCTTGAATCTGCAATTGCTGATCAGATCTTGTTGTTTAGAAACTTTGGACTTGGCTATGATAATACCACACAGACCTGGTATCTGATTACATCCAATAATCTTGCTGTCAATGCTGACTTTAGTCTAGCTGACGCACAAGATACATCGGGCACAGGCCAAGATGCAAGCTGGGTTATTCAATGCCTGACAGATGGACTCAGCTATACTGTGACCAGCCGTTCTTTAGTGTACAACTTTGGCTCTGTGCTGCAAACAAGATTTTTCTTTGAATCAGGACAACGTATTTTTGACACTCGCACAGGCACAACAATCAGCGACTTTGTCAAGGTGTTGAGAACCAACAGCCTGCCAGATTCCAATCAACCCTTGCCTGGTGACATCAGTCTTTCTATCATTGGCCAGCCAGTTGAGTCTGATGGATATGTTGACGACTATCAAGTGATTGTCAGTTACCAAGATGTTGACAGCGACGGGGTAGCAGATGATCCAGATTTCTTTGATGAAATTGTGGCACCGTTGGTTGTTCCAAATTCAAAACTGGTGTTCTTTGAAAAGACAGTGGACTTTGACAATCTGCAACGTTATATTCTAGTTGATCCAGGCCGTGTGGTCAGTGAGTATGCTATCAAGAATGATATCGAAGCAGTCAAGGGAGAATATGTGGCAGGGCAGATTTTCTATGCCTACAATCAAGAAATTTATACAGGACCCCTGGCCGGCCAAGTGGGTGCGTTTTATGAACTGGCAGTCAGCACAACTTTTGTAAGATCACTTGTGGATGTATCTGCAGATTGGATTGCAAGAGTTGGACGCCAAAGTTTGTATTTTCAATATAGACACAATGCTCCACTGACATCTCGTATTGATCCTGGAACCACCAACATCATTGACTTGTATGTGGTCACACAAAGCTACTATACTGCTTATCAAAACTGGATCAGAGACACCACTGATACAGTACCCAAGCCCAGTGTGCCCACAATCAATGAGTTGTCAACTGCTTATCAGAATCTCAACAACTACAAGATGATTTCAGACAATGTGGTTGTGAATTCAGTGGTGTTCAAGCCGCTGTTTGGTGCCAAGGCAGCACAAGAACTCAGAGCCACAATCAAGGTTATTCGTGCAGCCAATTCAACGGCTAGCGAAAGTGAAATTAAAAATCTAGTAGTTGCCAACTTGAATGATTATTTTTCAATTGATATATGGGACTTTGGAGATACATTTTATTTCTCA